GACTATAAGGCGGACACTTTTGGCCTGTTTATAGGTATATAAGCAGTGGGGATATTGCGAAAGTACAGGCACAGTACAGAAGCATTCTTTTGTGCTCCCCTTTGCTAAAGAGTGCTGGCATTGCTCGGTTATCCCTTGGAAAATACCAAACAGCGGTTATTGCTCTGTCGCTTATACAGTAAGCAAAGCCGAATTTGAAAGCTATTACTATCAAGCAACGAGGACTGTATCTAATTGTTATATTGCAATAGGTGTTTAGCAGTGGGGAGTTGTTAAGGGCAATGGCGTTTCACAAACATTCCCCTTAGCTTTTGCGACTCGGTGCTTTGCTGTTGCTGTAACAGCAAACATTGGTAGTAGCCGTGCTGTTGCATCTAGTGCTTGGGATGTAAATAAAACATCAGCCATATTTTATGCCGATATCACGAATGCACCATCGGCAGGTTGGTATTATGCTATAGGCGTTTAGCAGTGGGGAGTTAGCACAACATCTTTTCCACTATCCGTTTCTGAGGTCTATTCCATAAACGCAAGCAAAAAGGATACTGGCGCAAATTCGGTTCCTGATGTGCAGAACTACAGCAGTACAGGGTTTGCTTATTATGGGCCATCACCATACGCATGGTTTGCAGTATGCAAAGCTTAGCAGTGGGGAAATGCAGGTAACGGTGGCGGCTCTGTTGACGTAACTTTTCCTATCAGCTTTACCAAAACTGTTTACCAAATTCAACTGACCTACAACAGTGACAGCTATGAGAATCCCGTATATGCGATAAAAGACACTAAGTCTTTCAGTTATTGGAGCAAATACGGTGGCGATAAATTGTGGTTTGCTTTAGGTATGTAGCAGTGGGGATATGTCAGCCATAATAATGTCCGTTCCGACACCCCTAAAGTTGCGGTTTTCCCTATATCGTTTACCAAAACAATTTACACGATTAGTACGCAACTACATATGACTAATGTAAGGTCTGATCTAGGCACAGGCCCGTATATCGTTAGTTACTCCAATAATCAAATGTCTATACTTTTCAATATCGAAAGCTCAGGTGTGATTATGGATGGCGCGTGGTGGTTAGTCATTGGCCGATAATTTATACGCCTATTGCTATGTAATTATATGTGCTTTGCGGATACTCTATAGCAAAACCGTTTGTTGTTAAATTGCTAACACATACCCTGTTTTTGCTCATGTTACCGCTATCACCAGAAGCTTGTAGCTGCGGCACAACGGTAAGGCATTTTGATGCAAATCTTAATGGAAATGTAATCGGCGATGGCTGGTTAGTTCCCCACTGCTAATAACCAACAGCAATATAACGCGCAGTATCATCGGCACGCCAATTAGATTGCGTCCTTGCGACAAAGGAGCTGCGCGTAATGGATTGAGCTACTACGGGGTAACTCCACGCTTGATTTGTATAGATAGCGGTTATCGATATCGTAAAGCAGGACGATGGAAAAGCCACTGGAAACGCTATTGCCGTTTTTTCTGCATTGATTAATCCCCACTGCACTACATGCCGACAGCTATCCAACGAGCGGTATCATTTGCGCCCCAGCCTGATGCTGTTGCTGCCGTAAATGAGCTGCGTGTGACAGCCTGTAATGACAACGGCTTCTGCCAGTATGACGAGCCCTCTCGGAGTACATATGTCGCTACTACCGCTAAGCAGCGCGCCGGGAATGTAAGTGGGAACGATGTTGCGTAACCGTTTTGTGTAGCAGTTCCCCACTGCTATTTTGCTACCAGAAACCAATAAACTGGTTCGCAATCGCTAACAGCTTGAAATGATTTAGTGGTTATTTTCGTAGGCCATGGGCTATAGCGGAATGTTGTTGCTCTTGTTGTTAATAATAAGCACAGCACCCGTGAAACAGGGATAGGATAAGTGACATCTTCTGATGGCGATGTTGTAGCTCCCCACTGCAGAATTAGCCCGTTTGAGAATTTTACATAGCCGTTCTGTTCTAACAAGGCTGCTACGATATATGCGCCATCATCTTTTAATAACGCTAAATCGTTATCAGCAATGATGTCTTTAAATTGATTATATAATGTTTCCGACGGAAAGACGTGTATCTTCCCGAGATTTGTTGTTGACTGAGCCATTTTTTACCTCCTTTAAATCGTTACGTCAACGGCATGGGTGTTGATTTCGTCCGACCACTCGATTGTCGCGCCAGCAGCTACGTTACGGCCATATATCGTGTAGGTCTCGCCCGGCGTGACACCGACGTATTTTTCAAATGAGTTACCGCTGTAGGATGACAGATACGCTATCTCAACGTCGCCATGCGCTATCGCCTCTCCGTTCGTCCCGACGTAACCTGCTTTTATTTTTGTGTAGGAGCGGTATTTCGAGCCGGTCATCTTGACAACGGTTACAACCGGCGGAACGACCAACGTATACGGCTTTTTGGCGTAGCTGCTGGTGCTGCTAAACGCCCACTCGCTTACGGTTACGCTGCCTGCGACTACATGCTGTTCCAGCGCCACATCGTATACGGCCGCGGCGGTATACGTCACCTCCACATCAGCAATGTAGGTGACATTGTAGACAATATGGAGCTTTGTGGTCCGCCCCATGTCGCCGGTCAGGATAACCTGCCCGTTAGTCCCAGTGGCCATGTCCGTGCCATTAATATTAATGGTCTGACCTTTTAATGGTGTGCCGTCCGGCATCTTAATCCTCAGCGTCAAACTGACGGCGCGGTATATCTGAACGGTGTACAATTTTGCTGTTCTGGCTGCCTTGTATGCAGCCCCCTTGACCATTATCTTATATCGCATATCCGCCACCTCACGAGTACATCACAAGTTTGGTTTTGGCGCTGTCCAGGTCAACCTCTTTCCAGGTTCCGTCAGCACACAGATATCTGATGCTGCTGCCTGCCGTAGGTGCCGGCACGAGGCCTGCGGCGCCGTTGACGGTAGCCGTCGCACCGGACATAGTGGTGATAGATTCCCATGCGCCATCGCTGCGCAGATAACGTGTGTTGCTACCCGCAGTAGGTGCTGGGACAAGACCGCTTGCACCTGCGGCCCCGACCGAAGCGCCGGTCATATCGTTGACAAAGGCCCACGTTCCGTCGGCCTGCAAAAAGCGGTTTTTCGTAATACCGCGGCCCGGTGCCGGCACAAGCCCATGGATGCCGCCCTGCGCAGGGGATGCACCTGTCATATCCTTCAAATCCGCGACTGCATTGGTAACATAGGTGTTTACATAGCTGATGGTGGCCGTGGCAGATGTGTTGACGGCCGCTGTCACGTTTGCTGCGTTGGCAAACGTCAGCGCCACGCCGATTTCTTGACTGATGACAGTCGATGTCCCCTTTGCTGGAATGAAATCCGGCTCAGAGTCACTTGCCACAGCGTACAAAATCTCGCCATCGTCCGGATCTTTGGCGTATATGCCAAACTCCCTCAGATAATAGCCGGTCGTGACAGTGCTGTTATCAGTAACGGCCGATATGATACATGCGTGGCTGTCGTCTGAGTAGGTCACGCTGGCAATCGGCAGCGTCTGTACCGGCGCCAGCAGCTCGGTCAAATCCTCCAGCTGCTGGCCGCTGCCAATCATACCGCTGCCCAACCTGCATTTTGTAAGCTGCATTGTATTTCCGGCGTCGACCTTGGCCTGCAGCTTAAGGCCCTGCTTGGTCAATACCGGCTTGCCCCAATTTGACATTTAGGCTACCTCCAATTTACTCAACCTCGACGTCGCTGCCGATGTACACGGTAACGCCGTCGGAAAGATTGCTCGTCTCATAATAGGGTATCTCTTTGACATGTATGTTATCTTTAAGGCGTTTGTCCTTTGTCGCCAGATAGCTGTCCTTAAACGGCCTGGATACAGCCTCATAGGAGCCTGTATATTCCTCTTCCGGCAGGCGCTCATTGACTTTTTTTATCCCGCAACCAATCTGGCCGCGGAGTTCTTTGGCGCTCTCCAACCGTCCGAAAAGACCAGCTTTGTGGACAACAAGGCCTTTTAACTCGCCCTCACGCATATCAGGTCACCCCTTTGGCCAGGATAAAGTCGGAGGGAGGGATTACCGTATAGACGTCCTTGTCAGATAGGGTCACCTGGACGTCATAGCAGTATTGACCACAGGCCAGCTCTGCCGTATCTGCAGGAGCAAAATCAAATTGTTTTTCTTTGGCTTCAAGCTGCAGCACAACGTCAGGGCTATCGATATCCTGTTTGATCGTCAGCACAGCCCTGTCAGCATCGGTCAGCAGTACAGGCTTGTTCTGCGCGTCATACAGCTTGAGCTTCAGGGTGGCGCTGTCGCCACGCGTCAGCGTTATCCTGTTTTTGTGCGGCCCGTCGTAATCTATGCACAACATATCCGCTCACCTCCTTATATCTGGAAAAATATTTTTTTATGCTGGCAGACTGCGCCAGCGACATATACCGTACCTTTTGGCTGATAATAAAATGTCAGGCCATCCAGCCAGCTCCTGACGTTTTTGGCGCTGTTGACCGCCTTGACCATCTCAGCCATGACAGCCTCGTCCGGGATTGACTCCTGCACCATGCGCACCCTGAAGTGGTAGGGCTCGCCGCCATAATCGTACCACTCCAGCACCTCAGCTGAGTCAAAGGCGGCTGAGCAGACTTCTTCGACCGCCGCCGGCGTGCCCTTATAGCGGTGACGCGCAATGGCCTTACGCACAAGCTCACGTTTTTTTGTGATATTGGCAGCCACGTCGTAAAAATCAACGTGATACTGCCATGCGAGCTCATCGACGATTTCTTCCGGCAGCTTTTTGAGGCGCGGCAGGATTAGGACAAGCTCAGCCTGCTCACCCAGCTGCGCCAGCCTGCCGGAGATGGCCTGCACGATGTCCTTGACCGTCGCATCGCCGCTGATGGAGCTTGGTAGGATGCGTTGCAGGGTATTATCCTTAAGCTCAAGCATCCTCTATCCCTCCCAGCGTCACTGTCTTTGTGCTGCAGATTGCCACCTGGGTATCGGTCGTCATCTTAAACACAGGGGCGGTCACGGCCACACGTTTTGCACCTGCAGCCATCACCCTCACGATAAGCTCAGACGGATTGATATCGCGTCCCAGCTTCGATTTCTGCCACAGCACGTAGTTATCGACGGCCGCATTGACGGCGTTTTGAATTGCCGTTGCCTGCGTCTTGTTGTCGCTGGCGATGTAGTAGGTCAGATTGATCGTATAGTCAACCTTTTCGGGCGCCAGCACGCTGATGTTATCAGTCAGCGGCCGCACCTTTTTATCGTCCAGGGTAGCCTTGACCTGTTGCAGCATCTCATCACCAGGCAGTTCCCCGCCAGCCAGCAGCGGCCTTACCTCCACCTTGCCTGCTTCAGGCGACCAAACAGTGACGTCAGCAATCTTTGTCGACGCCCTTTTGGCATGGTAGATATAAGCGCCCTCGGGACCGGCCGTGCTAAAGTTTTCCGGCGCAAGACGGATATCCTCGCGGTAGCTGTCGTCAGCCTGGACCTCAGCGCCACCCTCAGACGTGGTGATGTTAGCCACGCTGTCTACGTATGGCACCGGGTCGACCAACGTCTTGAGCTGGCCGGCCACATAGCCGTTGCCCAGCTCGCCTTTTGTCAGGCATGTTGCGCTGCCGTCAGCACTGGTTGCACCCGCATCAATAACCAGCGGGGCATCTAATGCAAAAAACACATTATCGCCTGCTGTAAAACGTGTACCTGCAGGGATGATTGTTGCTGTCTGCAGCTTAGCAGACAACCTGATGCGCATGGTAGTCACGGCAGCCTTTGCCGGGATGCGCTCAACACCTACAAGCGCGCCCAGATGGTCCAGATTGTCACCAGTAGCATATCTGAGCAGGTTCTGCTTGCCGGTCTCGTTGATTTTGTTGAGCAGCAGCACGATGAGCGCTGCAATCGTCAGCAGAAACAGCCTTACCGGGTCGCCTTTGGCCAGCGTCCTGCCGGTAATAGCCTCGTATCTGCCAATCACATAGCTCTCAACCTCATCGGCATCAACATCAACAAACACGATATCGGCCAGGTTATCTAATTTACTCGTTGTCATTTTATCCTCACCTGCACTTTCGGGGCCAGCACGCCATCGTCCGTGCCGGTAAAACTGATTGATGTTATCTCCACACGCGGCTCATATTTTTTGATGGCCGTAATCATCTCAGACTGCAGCCTGGCCTGCGCTACGTTGATTGGCAGGTCAAGCATATCGGCGTTAATGCCAAAATCGCGGTCAAGCGGCACGCTGTATTTAGTCGTTGTGATGATCGTGCGGATGTTCTGCAGGATTTCTGCCGCCTCTGATGTCGGGGCAAAATCAATGCCCTGCACCGGCATGGCCAAAACATCATATGTCATAGCAGGCCACCTCCCGCATACTCTTTAAGGGTGACGTTAACTTTGACGCTCAGCATGCTCCCGGCCTTGCCCCAAAAACTTACTGACTCGTCAATGCTCTCAAGCACCCACATATTATTTGTCACCATGTTACCGCCGATGACCAGCGGAAAAACCTTGCCATTATCACGCAGCCTGCGCAGCTTTTTAAGCTCGCGGGCAGGACTGATGCCCTGATCCGCACGCAGCTGCATGGTAAAGCTGATTTTTTCCACGTCAGGCCCCAAATATTCCAGCACCGGTTTATCGCCGATGATGTCATGCTGGGCCCAACGGCCACCGGAGCCGCGGCTATAATCATCAAATGTGCGGATATACCTGCTCGATACAACAAACGGGATATCCGCCATAAAACCTACAAGCATTGTATCAGCCTCCTATAATCACATCACCGCTGCCTGCTGCCACGCTGCCGCCACAGCTCACGGGGTCACCGATGCGCCCTGCAGCCTTGCCGTTGATGTATACGGAGCTGCTGCCGCTGGCGATGACGCCACTGTGCGTCGGGTGTGCCACGCAGCCATGAGGCGCATAGCTGTCACCCACACGGCCAGCGCCTTTGCCGTTGATGATAACATCAGCGCTTGCGCTCACCAGAGCTGTCGGAGCGCAGGCATCATGGCCGGTATCGTTATCGCCTAATCTTGTTGCTTTTGGCATGGTAATCACCTCTAATTAAGCTCAATCGTAGCGCCCTTGAGCACTAGCTTGCCTTTGGCGTTGATCTCGATATTACCATTGTCATACCGGATAAAGCTGCCATCAGCAAACGTGATACTGCGTACGGCCGCATCACTCTCAACAGGTTTGTCAACGGAGCTGTAAAAAGCGCCGATGATAAATCCGCTGCCGATGCCGCAGCCGCTGGCATTTGGCTGGAAAATGCACAGGACCTGCGTCCCGACCTCTGGTATCCAGTAAGCGCGCGTCTGGCTGCTGCCGATAGTAATTATGGGCAGCTCAGCGCTGACAAGGTCGTCCTTATCATCAAACACAACGCGAGCGCTGCAGGCAGCCCCGTTGACGGCCGATATGGTGCCGATACGGATAAGGTTTTTGATTTTGTTAATATCCATCCAAACACCTCCGCACATCAATGCGTGTTGTATAGCCGCTGCCTATATCATGTTGCGCCTTGATGATGATGTATTTGCCGTCAAACACGCCGAAACCGCTCAACATGATGTTGACGGCCGCGGCCAGCTCGGGATAACCGACAAATGTAAACGTACCGGATATCTCAGCGCTGTTTTTCTCGCGCAGCTTCTTTTTGGCCAGCCGTTCCGCGTCTGCAATGCTGGTAACCTGCTCGTTGACCTCGAGAGTCTTGCCAGTTGTTTTACCTGGAGCCGCAAAAGTAGCCTCAATTTTCTGCTTGTCTTTACCCTCCTGGTATTTGACATGGCAGGCCTTATATACATCACGGACTTTGCTGCTTAGGCTGTAGCTCATAAGCAGGTCAAGCGATTTAAGGCCGGCATCTGCAGCAATCGTGCCCGGTTTAGGCAACTGAGCGACGGCATCTGCAGCCTCATAATCCGCCTCATCAAAAATGACAAGCTGATTGTTACATATCTTGAGCGCAAGGCCGTGGTCAGCGCAGAGCTGATACAAAAATGATAAATCGGACTGCTCCGACTGCTCTGCTCTGTCTATGACGGGGTTATAATCCTTGACGTCATAATACAGCTCAAGTCCTGCGCCGCCAGCAATATCGTTGGCGATACGCTTAAGCTCTGCCTTTTCCCAGCTGCGTGTACGCTCAACTCCACGCAGATTATTGTTGTCAGGCACGCTTATCGCCTTGATTTGCACCTCGCTAGGCATTCCGCTTGATGTTATCTCGTCAATCTCAAACAGACCGAAACGCACGACCTGCTCAGCACCTGCATTGATGTGCCTGATGCTCACGTCAAGCGTCGCGCCCTTTTCCGGCATCCAGGATGCTTGCCACAGTCCTTGTCTGTCCTCAAGAGTCAGCTGCAGGTCGTCAGCCTCGCCAGACATATTGTCGGTATAGCTGACTGATTTGAGATATTGCTGCAGCTCAGCACTGATATCCTTGCCGTTGTAACTCACCATTACAAGGCAACGTCTTGCGTCCATCATCTCAGCGCCTCCATGGCGGCAGCATCGATGTTACCGGAGCAGTATATTCCGGCACAACCAGCTCAACGCCTGCCGGGAAGATCACCATATCAGCGTAGCGCTGATTAGCTCCCAGCAGCACATTCAGCGCCGCCTCATCGCCATAAATCCGTTTGGCTATCATGTCCCACATGTCGCACTGGATGGTTGTATACGTCTTACGCATAACTTACCCTCCTTTGCTGGCTCTGCAGGTCACTAAGCATACGGCGGAATTTATCCATCTCGTTATCCAGGACTGCGCGCAGCTTATCAACATCACCGTTGCCCTGGACGGTGATGTTAGGGGCAAATGTTGCCGTAATGCTCCCGCCGCCTAAGGGGCTGCCCATGATGCGATTGGTTTCTGCCAACAGGCCTATATTTCTGGCGGTCGGGGTATGCGGAATGGCTGACTCGCCGCTGCTTTCCGCAAAGGTAGTCAGAAATGCGCCTTTACCGTAGATACCTCCAGAAGCGTTGTGTGCAACGTCACTACCACTGCTTCCTTGAGCAGTTATATTGACCTTGCCGAAGATTGGCTTAGAGATAAAATTGCTGATGGCCTGCCATTTTTCCTGTACCCAAGAGAATGCATCAGAAAACTTGTCTTTTATACCATTAACAAACTGCTGTATTGCTAAAGAAGGATTGTCCCACAATGTTATAAACCACTGCTTGACGATGTCCCAGTTGGCAATAAGCGCAGTTCCAGCAGCAATCGCCCAGCCGATTGGACCTGTAATAAACATAATCGTTCTAGCTGTCGGACTGTCCCAAAGGTTGACAAAAAACTGTTTTATTTTATCCCAATCTTTGTAAATAATATATCCTGCCGCTGCAAAAGCTCCAGCTATTACTAGAATTGGACAACCCCATAGAGATGCATTCAAAAGCCATTGAGCACCAGCAGCCAACTTGGTAGAAAACGCCATAGCTTTTGCATGTATATTATAAAGAATAGTAGAATTTTTCGCTGATTTAGTAATTAGTTCATACCCAGCAATAGCAGCTTTAGCCGTATTAAAAGCAGCAGTAGCAAGGCTAACTGTAATGTACATTCCACCCAATCCTAAGCCTAAAGCTATAACCCCTCCTGTTAATCCAGGATATTTTTCAGTAACATCTCCTATAGTTGTCGCAAATTTACCTAAATATTCACTTCCCATAGCTATCACCGGTAATAAACCTGACGTCATTTGGATTTGCGCTTTATCTATACGATTTTTCATAAGTTGCATACTATTTGCAGTAGTTTGGCTTCTTGCAGAAAACTCTTGTTCCATACTATCAGCATACTTTGAACTGTCGCCTACTTTAGCAAAATTAGACTCTAGCCCACTAAGGTTTGAAAGCAAAGGTCCAATTGCACTAAGACTTTCCTTCCCAAACAGGTCAGCCATTACTGCCGTTCTTTTTTCTGGTGCTAATTGCTCGATAGCCTTTAATACAGTTAATATTGCCCCTTTAGCATCATTTTGCATAGCGGAGGCCATATCAGTAGCATTTAATCCAATTTGTGCAAAAGCTTCAGCTTGCGACTTGGTAGCGCTTTCTCCACTAACCATAGCTAAAATCAAATTCTTAATACCAGTTGCAGCAACCTCGCTTTGGATACCTGAGCCAACCATACTTGCACCTAAAGCAGCTATTTCGCTTGATGCTACACCACCAATACTTCCTAATGGACCAATACGAGTAACTACATCAGATATTAATGGAGCAGACGCAGCTGTCGTATTACCTAAATAGTTAATCTTATCAGCCAGAGTAATAACCTCGTCCTGATTCATTTTAAAAGCTGTACGCCATTTGGCCATCATATCACCGGCCTGCTCAGCAGTAATATCAAAGGCTACGCCCATTTTAGCAGCAGCTTCAGCAAACTTTAATAAGTCTTCTCGAGCTATTCCTGCCTGTCCACCAGCTGCAACTATATTAGCAAGTCCATCAACAGCCATTGGAATTCTTGTTGATAGTTCCAACACATCTTTACTCATTTGTTTGAACTGTTGCGGAGTTTCAAAATCAACAACCTTTTTTACGTCAGCCATAGAACTTTCAAAGGCTATTGCTTTATCTGATATTTGAACTAACGAATTTATCCATATTTTAGCTAAATCAAAATGTGCCCAAGATTGAATGGAACTGGTTGCCAACTTAGCATATTTTTCTTGTAATGCTGGAAGTTTTTGAAACTTGCCCAATAATCTTTCATATGCATTGGCAGCCGATTCTGCTGAAAGTATACCTTGTTTTTGAGCTTTATATACACCCTTCCAAGCTGCTTGATAATTTTTTAATTCTTGTTTTGTATTAGATATATTTCTTTGAGCCTGCTGAAACGATGTAGAAAAACTGTTGCTCAATACTGCGGCTAATTTAAAGCCAAATGTAAATTCTTTCATCAGCCTTGAACCCCTTTCGTAAGAAGTATATAATATATTTAGAGGTGATTTTTATGATTTATTTCTTCGGTATGGTATTAGGAATATTATTTATGATTGTCGTTGCAATACATGCAATGATAGAAATGCATATTAATTACAAGAAAAGCATTCCTAAATTAAAAAAATTCACCCGAGTCAACCCAGATGGCACAACATCTACATATTATCGCAGAGTTGATAAACAGAATGGTGATTGCCATGATTGATATTAGAACTGCTTTTTTGTCCGCTCACGCCTGAGCGGACTTTTTATTTACTATTTTCGCAATTTCCAACGCTTCAAGTAAGCCTAGGTTTAAATAAAATTCGACAGACGTAAATGTTGCCATTGCCAAGCTTACAGCTAACTCTTTTATGGGCTTAGAGTTTTCAACTCCTAGCCCAGCAAAAAATTTGCCACAGGCAGTACCAAATTCTTAAAATCAGCCGAAGGCATGTCCAAAACATCCTCTACAGGTACGCCGATCAGTTTAGCCGCTACCAACGCCTGAAAATCCATGGACAGAAACACAGACGGAGTTGTGTCGCCCATTTTGCGCACTTCCTTTTCTGCTGCAATTAAATCTTTACCGCGGATAGCTTCAAAATCTAATTTAACTTCCTTAACTTCTTCGCCATTAACCATAATAGGATTATTCAATTTAACAACTTGCATCTTTCATTCCTCCAAACTATTATAATTCAGCCCCCAGCATGCAGCTGGAGGCTTTTTTATTTTACACCATGCCTAAGGCTTCGCGAACATCAGCCATATAATCAACTCCACCAATGTTACAGATGTAGTTGAACTTATCCAGCTCCAGAACAGTTTCGCCATCAATGGTAACTTTTAGGTAAGCTGTTTCAATGGTGTTCGCAGTACCAGTAGTCGCGCCAACATCCAGCTTGCCCAGCTCCGTTTTCTTCGGTACACCGCGCACAACGCATTTTACGTTGCCAACCTTATACTTGCCGCTAGCACTGTCATAAATCTGCTGTGCCCCACGCAGGTCGAGATTTACGCCGGTCTGCATTGCCAGCATAATGTTACGCTTCTCCAGCGTGCGCCAGTTCAGCACTGTTTCCATGCTGCCGAAGTGCCCCAGCACCGGGCTGTCAAACTCGCCTGCAATACCTGCACCTTTAACGGTTTCGGTCATAGCATCTAAAGACGGAAGTTGCACATCAGCAATACCCACCAAATCGTTACCATCTTGGTAAACTTTAAAGTTAATCAGTTTCTCAGGTACATTTGCCATCTATCTCACCTCCAAATTAACTGAACAGCGTTTCAAAATACGCAGGATCATATTCGAGCACGTTTTCAATTTCACGCGCCGGGGCAGGCGGCGTAAGATAAGTGTGGAATTTAATGATGCCGTCCATAAGATTGGTAACGGGATTTTCATCATCACGAAATTCAACACGGCCGCCCAAAATGACACCTTGTCCGGTAAGGCCGTTTAAATGCATATTTTCACTGTCCAGAACTGTTTGAATCAGGCGTTTGTTAATCGGCTTATCTACCTTCGCCCAATAAGTTTGAATGAAAGTCTGCGCATGCCAGTTAAACATTCTGCGAATACAGATAAAGGCATCTTTAGGGTCGGTGTTAGACGGATAGCAGGCGGTGCGATTGCCCCAACATTTCCAGCCTCCGATAAAGTTAAGCGCGGTAACAACGCCCTGGCCGTTGAGGTAACCAGCTTCATCAGGTCCTAATACTACCTCAGTACCATCTTTTAAGCAGCAACCGTTAATCTGCATGCTTTTATTAGACGGGCTTTCGTAAGGAATATCATCGTTATTACTGTCAACAGTTGAGATAACGCCAAGAACATGGGTAGACATGTGATAAACATCATCGCCCATCTTAACCATAGGCCAGCATACCACTTGAGAAGTATCGTTATAGCTGTTCTGGTTCATCCACGCCTTGACATCAGTATATTTTTTTACTGCGTCGGTCGGTACGTCATTAAGCGTAATCGCCTTGAAATGGCTGTTGATATTACTAGCTTTGGCTTTCATCACGGCAGCTACTGTCGGAGTTTCACTCCAGCCAGGAGCCAATACAATGCCAGGCACAAGGCCGGTAATCGGGAATACTTTGTTAAGACATTCCAAACCTTTGACAGAACCATCGCTCACATTGATGCCGCCAATGATATCATCTGCATCTACTGCTGCAGCATCAATCTCATCATAAGTAAGTGTTAAATTACTTGCAGCAGTTGCAGTGCCATCATCAAGTAACGTAATAACCAATACGCCATCGTCATCATAAGCAGCTTCATAGTCGCTGCCGGCAATCAATGCAGACCCAGCCGTAGACGCTTTAATCTGCAAAGTGTCAAGCAGAACCGGAGCATCTACTTTTGCAACTTTGTTTGTCACTGTAACATTTTTGGAGCTAGTACTCTTCTTATGGGTTTTGTGATCCAATACGTTTACAAAAACCACCGGACCGCGATTATACAATGCGAATTGGCTATACATTACCTCGCAAAGAGTGTATTTAGCCCAATCTTTACTATAGCCCAACTGTTGTACTGCCTCAGCGTAACTGTAGCACAAAATGGGTTTGTTGGTCTGAGCGCGCTCACTCGCCAAATGTACCGGAGCGGTACCGAATACAACCGGCAGACCGGCAGCAGTGTTTACAGCAGGCACAACGCTAGTCGGAACCTCACTGGTATACACACCATGTTTATATGCCATGTTTTACACCTCCATAGCTTGTTTGTAATACTTATTCAGCGGAGTACCTGTTTGTTGAACTTCCTCAAGCGCTCTGTTAAGCTGTTCTACTGAAACAAACAGCTTCTCCAATTGAGGGAATTCATCGAATTCTGCATCTAAATGCTCAGGCAGACCGCCAATGAATACCTGATACTGCAGTAATCTTCCGCGGCTCAGGTTAGGGCCGATATAAATCAGTTTATCTGTTTTCTTATTCTTCGCCATAATATATGTCCTCCTCATAAGGTTGACCAATAGTATAAATTGCAGTAATTTTACCCTGCCACTGCGGAGCAGGCTGTGCTTCCGGCACTTCAATTTTCACAGGAAACAGCAGACGATGTCTGTCAGCTATAAAACGATGTTTTAAAAGATGCTGGCGCACATGCTCCATAATGTTATAGAGGCTGCGCCAATCATCATATTCACTGTCATCGTAAATACTAAAGCCAATTTCTACCGTTGCTGTACTCATATCGCCATCCGCAGTATCCTGCGCAGCGGTAACAAGAGCATAAATAAACGATGCCTGTTCATCAGCATTCATGCGTGCCGGAGGATAGCCGGCATATACCTTAATACTGCGCTTGCCGGATGGCTGCTGTGTACTGTAATCAACGATAACAGACCGTAAATAATCAGCCAGATTATCCATCAATTCAACTGTAGTCATAAAAGCTCCTTACTTCATTTTTTGGAAACGATATTCTACCTCATGCAGAAAACGTTCATTCAGCGTAGCTTCTGCCAATGGAGTAAGCTCGCCAATAACATTTTCAGCGCCAAACATCTGCGGTACGCTAGGACCATAAGGAATGCGCAAAGGATAGCGTGCTTTGCGTTTTTTACGCTGCATTGCACCTTTATAACCATTACGAGATACTCCAAGGAATAATCCTGGTACTGACTTAGCGCCACCTTGCTTTCGTATTTGCACTTTAACCGGACCACGTTTATGGTTACGTACCCGGAACGCTGTCAAAAGCAAGGGACTGCCTTGTGAAGCAAGAACGCCACACAATTTAGAGCGTGATGCACGCTTAATGTTCAGCGTCCCTTTAACATTCTTAGCACTCACCAGATAGTTTTTACGGATGGATTTAGAAGTTTGCGTTTTTATCTTTGTAATTGTACGATTGATAGCGTTTACGGCTGCAAGGTTAATTTCTTTAGGTGCTTTGCCCAACATCTGCTGTGCATACTCAATATTTTTAGCATCAATGCTAATCATCGGTCATTCGCCACCAGTTGGATTGTCAATATACCCATATCATCGCCCACGCTTTCAACCTCATACATTTTATCGTCAAGATAAAACCGCATGCCATACACCGGCACCTCCGGCAAATCAGCCTTCAGGCAATTAACCTGCAGCTGACTGCCATAAACACCGGGATAACAGTCATCCTTACCGGCTTGGACAGAAAGCGACTGCGCCACGGAGATATCCTGCACAATCGCCTTGCACTCCGTACCGTTCAGATCATGCAGCTCCGCAAACTCCATATCATTGAGAAAGACAGCCGCATTATCTACGGCTATCTGCTCTTTAAAGCTCAGCGCTTTCATTGTACGGTAGCGGCTTCATCAACCGCCGGCAGCACTTCTTCATCATCGCCAGCAGGCTCTTTAGAGATAGATTTAGAAGCAGGCTGCTTTTTTCTCTTTTTGCCAGAAGCAGGCTCTTCAGCCTCGGTTTTGCTAATGATTTCAACATCTTCCGGAATAGTGGTTTCTGCCTCAGGCTCGCCAATGATTTCAAACTCTTCCGGAGCATCATCATACAGCTTTTGAGCAACGTCGTCAGGCAGCTCAACAACACTGCCTGCTGCATAAACCACGTTATTATGACGCAGAGAGAATTTCTTAACGAGGATATACATAAGCTACCTCCTTATTTAACCTTGATAACATACCAGTCATCCACGGATTCAGGAACAACAAGGCAACGGCTCTGCATAGCAATAGAGCAGTAGTCATTCTCAATGTTCATGGTAACCTTAGGCACATAACGGCCTTCATAGGTGTGGAACTGCTTATCATCCTCCATCTGGGTAACGGCGCCATACAAGCGCTTGCCACGACCGGCAACGCCGATAATAACGTAATCATCAGGCAGGTACGGAGTAAATACACCTTCGTTGTTGATGTAACCACCCTCATAGGTGTACATCTCCAGGCCTAAGGCACCCAGCAGGCCAAAGCGCATAACCTCAGGGCTTTGAATCTTAGGTGCGAAGGACATCAGCGCCGCATTGTCGCGGGACGGAATCAGCAGCTTGTCATAAATGCTCTTGTTGTTCAACAGCAGGTTGCTGGTAGCCTCGGAGCACATCATGATAGTCGGAGTCAGGCCAGCATTGCGGCGGATGGTTTTGGAAGCCTCCTGCAGGTTGCCGTAAGCATCAGAGGTATCCTTATCCCAGGTATCGGTACCGGACAAGGTTTGCTTTTGAGTAAAGTTAAAAGAGATGGTGTCAATCTTTTGGGTTTTGCCATCATCAGCATAACCGTTAATGGTGTAGCTGCCATCAATCAGCAGCTTTGCAGCCATATATTCCTCAGTGCGGGTGCACATATCGGTCAATTCCTTGATATCCTCAGCGCGATATTCTTCAGCTCGCTGTTGGGGAGTGCGACTGCTATACACGCTTTCACCTGCCAGGCGCTTTTGCAGCTGTTCAGCGGTCAATACGCGCTTAGGCTTCATCAGCGGAGCCTTGTAGGATTTGGTTTCAAAGCCATCACGCTGCATATTAACACCTTGAGAACCCGGAACAACAAAGGGCGCCATGGAGCGACCGCCTTTTTTGAAATCCACATCCAGATATTCAGAGCTATAGGTAATCGCGTTCGGGAAAAAGGTGTTTACTAACAAAGGATTGGGCGGATATGCACGATTGATTACGCCCAGCAAAGAACGGGTTGAATTGATATCAAATGCCATAGTTTATTCCTCCTTATTGCAGATGAGTCAGGTAGATGCCAACAGCACGCAGCTCTTCCTCGTGTGCCTGCACAGAATCAGATTTAGCGCCAACAGACATTTCCTCTGCATTGAAAATGCCGCGAATATAAACAGTAGCAACTACATCGCCGGTGCCAACAACAACATCTTCGGCTAGCACAGCGTTTGCTACCTTCAGCGCCGGAATTGCGGATGCAGCATCAACAATCTGGTATTTGCCTTCACTGACAGCCAGCACAGCGCCTCTTTTAAGCGCCTTTTCAGTGCTCAGGCCTTTAAGGGTAATGTTTTTGGTAAGAGCAGCCACAGCGGTTCCGCCAATAAGCTGGTCCACATTGCTTTTTTCACTGGTTACATATGCCATTATTTATTACCTCCATACATATTCTGCAGAGTTTTGGCCATGTTCTCGGTGCGCAGGGCATCTTCCTCTGCCTCAGTCAGGCCATTAGCAGGCTGACCGGCTACATTACCTGAGCCAGATTTCATCTGGTCGTCAATCAAATCATTCATAAAGCTTTGAGCTGCAGAAGTCTGAGCTGCAGGCTGAGCACCCTTAATAGCATCAATGGTTTCTTTGATTTCATCAGCAGTCTTGCCGTCTTTGATGGCCATATTGATTACAGCCTTCACACCAGCACTGCCATCATCCAAAGCATTGAGCGCAGCCAAACGGCTTCTTTCCTCATTGCGGATTTGCTCCTCATTAGCCGGAGCGGTGGTTTGGTTCGCAGGAGCAGCACTGCCATTCTGTTCACCTGCTCTGACACCGATAGCACTCAAAATAGTGTTTACGGCATTCACAAGATTTTCATTCATCGTTTTGTCCTCCTTTTTGCGGATTTTGTTTTTAATTAAGTCAGCATCTCCCTTGCTCAGCTGATGCCGCACATGGTTGACCACAAGCACATTGCCGTCAAGAACAGGTTCAACCTCACCTTTAATCTGGTCACAGAAGCCATTGGCAAGGCATTCTTCAGCAGTAAGCCAGGTGCTGTTTTTCATCATGGTATCCAATTCTTTTTCGCTGAGCTTGCAGCGTTCCCTATATGCAGCCACAATACTAGCCTTGACAGGCTTGAGCATTTCAATAAGCTTACCCAGCTGTTCAGCGTTGGCAGGCTCTGCCAGGCAGACCATGGGGTCATGAATCATCATCATAGCGTTGACCGGCATAAGGATTTTTTTGCCGGCCATAGCAATGATTGTCGCAGCACTGGCCGCCAAACCGTCAATCATTACAGTGGTATCACCGGAGTAAGACTTTATCTGGCTGGCAATGGCGTGTGCAGCGAAAACATTGCCGCCGTTGCTGTTGATACGGATGCAGACCGGCTTACCTTCCAGCTTAGTCAACGCATCAGCAAAGCCTATTGGGCAAACATCGCCACTGCTGTCATACCAAGGCTTTTCGCTGACGATATCGCCATAAATACGGATTTCAGCAGTATTTTCGGATGCTTTATTGATAATCTTCCAAAATGGTTTACTTTTCTCCATCGTTTTCACCTCCTTCCTCAGTCTTTACATTCTGATGAAGCGGATAATTGAGGCCATTGCCTTGCCAATGCTTATGTTCAGCTTGCAGCTGCGCAATGTTTTCCTCGTATTCCGTGCCGGTGATTTCAGCAGATTCCTGTTCACCGGTACTGAAGCCATAATCAACACGCAGCTTGGCGGCCTGAACCTCTTTCACCGGGTCAAGCATGCCCATAGTCGGACCATACCAGGACGCACGGCTCCACGCCTTACGCAGCAGCGGATCACTAAAATAGCCGGGCGCTTGAATGCGTCCAATAGCCACCGCCTCAGCCAGCCAGCGTTCATACACCGGCTGACAAAAATCCCTTGCAAACCAGATGCGCCGCTTCTTGGCAACTGCCTGAAACTGCAGCAAGGCACCGCGTGCAGCACTGTACGAGCTTTGGAAACGCGACAAAAGCACTTCTGAAGGAATCTCCAGCGCCGCGCCCACCTGAGCAATCAGCGCATTGACGAAGGCCTCAAAGGTGGACAAGCTGCGATTTGCATCGACAGTCTGTACTTCATAGCCAGGAGGCAGCTCGTTCATCGTGCCGGCACCCAACTCAAAGGTATATTGGTCAAAAGCAACTTTTTCATTCTCGCCAAAGGCCTCCGGCAAAGCGTTGGGAAGGCCTTCGCCTGCGTCCTTCGTTTTGAAGAACAAAGTGAAATAGCTTTTGATGATTGCAGCAGTAAGCTCCGCTGTGCTATAACGGTGCATCTGCTTCAATTCTTCAATGGCCGGTGCCAGAATCGGCACACCGCGGTACTGCTCCGGCCTTTCCTCATGGCTGATTTGCAGGATGTTCGGCGCACCTGTTTTGCGCCCGAAGGCTTCTACGCGCACCCATTTTATATTCCTGTTTTCCGTCGGGTCATAAGGCACCCGGTCAGCAACCCAATAGGCTACAACGGCACCATCCGTATTGATTTCAACACCGTTAATAATCCTGTTGCCATTCTTGGGATTACGAACCTCCACCTCATTAAGCGCACCAATAAGACTATAGGTATTAGGATTGCAGACACGGCTTGCTTCAAAAAGCTGTATCTTGGTTGTATAAGGATTATCGCCTAAGGCCTTACGATATTTAATCGCCGCCCAGGCATCTCCGTCCACAATAGACGATATAAAAGCAATATCCTGCATATCGTAAAAGTTATGCTTGCGATACAGGTCACACTCTACGCTCTGCGCCCACAGATTAAACTCTGCCTTAGTGTGCCTGCGCCATTCAGCAGCTTCCTCCGGGCTCATGCCTAACAAACGATAATCCGGACAAGGTGAAGGCACAAGGCCAGCGCCAACAACATGCGTCCTGTAGCGATTGATGGCAGCAGCGCCAACGGGACTGTTGATGGCCATATCAGCACTGCGGTTGCGCAGGATGTTCAGATTTACGTCAACATCACTTTTAGGGCTGGACCTTATCGGCCAATAACCACGCATAGCTTGTTTTTCGGCACTGGCACCACCGTTGCTGTAGCCTGTGTTTAATACAGGCCTGAGGATGATGCCAGTGGGCCGCTCCTGTGTTAAGGTTTGGCCAGTAGGATGTCTGGCCTTACGATTGTAGGGTGTTCGTTTCTTACTCATTTCGTAGCCTCCTGTTTGATTTAAGCGCTAATCACGGAAAAGCACTCTTTTGGCACGCCTATATCCCTCAGATGCAGGCGCATTATCTTCTTCAGTAGCGCCCATGGCTCGCAGGCGATTTATTTCAGCCTGAATGGCGCTAAGGTCAGCGCGCGTCAGCAGCCTATTGCCAATGCGGTAGCTCTGACCGGTGGCCAGAATAGCCTGCTCCGCCTTCAGGTACTGGCGATAGCGTTCGTTCAATGCATTGCTCATTCTGTTCTCCTTCCTCGTTTTATGCAGCCATAGCGTTTCTGTGGCTTGGCAGCAGGTGCAGGAGCCGTCGCCCCGCCTGCCTCGCCATTGCTGCCCTGCGCCAGCATAGCATCCAGCTTTTCAAAGTTAGGTGCAATACTGCGCATGCAGGCAAGATTATACACAGCAAGGTCCAGCGGCTCATTGCGCTTATCCTTGGCTATGTTCGTCCACTGAAAAACAACTACGCCGTTTTTCTTACGCGGCACCAGCTCCTCGGAAATCAGACCGCGAAAATAAATGCGATCATAGCCACGATTGGCATACGATTCTATGACAGCATCACTGCTCAGGCTCTTATCGTCAGTTTTCAGCAGACCTTGCAGCGCTTCAACGAATTTTTTCATCCGATGCTTATCGTCTAGTGGAAAATGCATATACTTAGCTCCCTGAACCTCAATGCTGAGACGGTCCATGATTTGCTGCTTGCCCGTATCCGTGCCGATGAACACCAAAGGAATGGAGCTGTTACGCATCTGCTTTTTGCCAATCTTGGCAACAAGGTCTTCGTTGGCCATGTTTGAGCCTTTGATAGCAAAGCGCTGACGGAAACGATTCTTAAAGCAGTAGGCATATACGTAATCAGTATAGTGACCGCCGCAGTCTATAAAGGTTCTGGCGATTTTCAGCCCTCGCCCATTGGCAAATTTATAGGTTTTGTCCAGGACGCGGTCTAATTGCTCCCACACCTCGGGAGTGTCGGGAACGCCCAGGATAACGCCTTTACGTATGCCCCAGCGTTCTTCACCATGCCCCCAGCCGGCAACCTCATATTCCAGGCGATTATCCTGCGTATCCACCGCCGCCGTCAGCAGCAGAACGCCTTGCGGCAGCTCAGCGCTATAATCCTCGCGCCGCTTAATGAAGATATCCTCACTCTCGAAATTGCCTTTGCGCTCGTAAGATTCACCGAAGCGAGTATTGTATATTACCTTCTCACGTTCCGGGTCGCCTTCTGCCTCCAGCCATTCCTTCATGACATCGTTCCAGCTAATCCAGGGGCTTGTCCAGCAATTCACGAAGAAGCTGCGCGTATCGGTGGCAAAAGCTGCAGGGTTTTGCGCTACATACTTCTGCGCAGCATTGCGCATATCATTCTCACTGAATTCAAAGCCACAATCAGGGCAAATCCATTTCACTGATTTGACGACAACATGCTTTTTGTTATGTTCCTCGCTGCTATCGAAGTCGGCAAGCATCTGCCGGTGTGTAAGAAGGTGGAATTCGCCACAATTCGGGCACTGATGCTGCCATTCCTCCTGCGTACCGGTCATATACTCGTCATCGATACGACTGGTGCCTTTTATCGTCGGAGTGCTGAACAGTCCAATCACCCTGTTAAAGTAGGTGGTAGTTCTCTTCGCCGCCAAATCAACAGGGTCGCCCTCTACGCCGGCACTATCCGGGAAGCGGTCCACTTCGTCGCAAAGCAAAATACGTATAGGCTTTGATGCAAGACCGCTCGGGGCGTTCGCACCTGCTATAATCAGCCTGCCGCCGGTAAAATACTTGCTCATGATGGTGTTGCTGGTATTGCGGCTTTTGTTTTCGCGGAAAATGCTTTTCAGGCTTTTGGTAGCTTCAATCATGGGTGTGATACGGCTCTTGGAAAAATCCTCGCCGTCGCTCAACGTAGGCTGAATCATCATCATGGTGCAGGGGTCAAGCTGCGCAAAGCGGCCAATGACATTGTTCATGATATCGGACTTTCCCACCTGCGAGCAGCTCTTGACAACAACACGATGCACGCCCTTATCCGTGAAGGCATCCATGATGCTACGCTGATAAGGTGCTCTGTCTGTACGCCATCTGCCCGGTTCTGCTGATTCCTGCGGCAGCATGCGGTAAGTATCCGCCCATTCGCTGACTGTAGTTTTAGGTGCCAGCTTAAGGCCATTGTTGAAAATTCGGCGTAAAAGCAATACCGTTTTCTGAGCACACATGCTAATCGCCCTCCTTCTCATCAACAGCATCAAACATGGTCGGTGTATAGTCCCTGATTTCTTCCAAACGTCCCTCAACCTCTATGCTCAGAAGCTCTTCAATCTCCGGCTTGCTCTTGCCAAAAAGCAGCGGCGCCATCTTCGACGGAATGCCACGTATCTGATTGCGGAAGTTGACCAGTATTTCCGTCAGAACAGCCTCTACATCTGCAGCATCATGCATCTCGCGACGCTTTTGTGCCAGCTGGATTTCCGCCAGCTCTCTTTTAGCTTTTTCATGCAAAGCTTTTTCCTTCATCAGGTCAACGGATTCATCAGTTTTGTATTTATAGGCATAATATTCAGCGATAACCTCCGGCAGAAGGTAGTCGCCTTCCGCTTCTCTGGTAAGTATTTCTTCGTCTGCCAGCTGACGTACACGTCTGTCAGTGATGCCCAGCAGGCGTGCAAGCTCCGCGCCGGAGCCTCTTGGTACTATTTTTTTCGCCATGAACATCACCTCCTTTGCTGTTTGTCCACTGTAGGCAATACAAATCTGCTAATAAAATGCACCGCTTCGGTCTATTTTACAGCCTAGGCGGTGCGGAAATTGAGAATGACAAAAGCGGAAATGCTGTCCAGGCTAAATTTCCGCTTTTTGCTTTCCTAACAGACTATGAAATTGTCGACGAAAAATTTTTGCGTATTAGTGGAAGTCAAGAAAAAATTTTGCGCCTTTAGGGCATGTCCGAATTTTGCCCTGCGGAAGGAAATGTGATTTTTTAAATTCACAGCTAGACAATTTCCGGGAGTTCGCCGACCCGCAGGCTTTTTGTTTTCCTGGAAGAACCTAGGGCATCTGTCCACAAAATGCGGACAATAGAAAAGCCGTCGACCAATGGCCAACGGCTCTCGCTATTCTTTTCTCTCACGCTTTCGCTATTATACATTATATCACCGATTCACCCTCGCATTCTATCGCATCTTTCAAGAATACTGTTTAAACCTTTAGCATGAAGCTTATGTACATGTTGCCATGTATAGTTAAGCTCAGCCGCTATACGTTCCCACTTCTGATAGTTCAGGTAACGTCTTTGCATCACAAGGCGCATTGGTCCCATCGGCAGCAACGCAACTAAAGCCCGGACTTCTGCCAGCTGGGCGCACAGCTCATTGCAGCACTCTGCAATAATCTTTTCCTGCTCAATTATTTTCGCTACGGAATTTTCCAGCTTTTGGGCATTGCCACTACCGCCGCCAGGCGATTGGCTATAAGCAGGCGTTACCTTCTGCGCAAGGTTGCGCAGCTCCTGCAGCTTATCCAGCTCTCCCTCCAATGTGCGCTGAGCATACATAGCGCCTTTCAGCTTTTCTTTTAGTTCTTCTTTAGTCATACGTTGCCCTCCTGCCGGTTTTGATAATCTGCATGCAAACTTAAAAATTTATTATGGGTATTTTCCTAGGGTTTTATATTCTTAGAGGTTAATTTTTGCCTTTTAATCGTCTTTCACATATACGCATACCTCTAGCCTAGGTCTCTTCCTGTCAACGGAAAAATCCATATCACGCACAAGCACCATCTTGTCATCAAGATATAATGCGCCCTCTAAGGCATCACAAAGAAGCTTATGCGTGTTGTTCATATCGCGCCGCCTGCCGTCTGGCCAGAAGGCGAATACCTCCAGCACAATCTTTTCTTCCGGTTTAGGCACGCGCCAGCCTTCCCGATGTGCCAAAGCATTAGCAATATAATACGCCTCTTCCTTCCAGGCTCTTGCCAATGGCGTAAGCACACGGTTCCTGCGTCCCATCACGTTAAAGTTTTTATAGCAATGATTGACGCTAGGCGGTATGGTCAATATTAAATTCAATTTATTCATTCCGTCGCTTTGCTCCCTTCTTGCGCTTATAATCATCCCTAAGCTCCATCTTCGCTCTGATATACCATTCGCAGGTTACAGCATTATAATATTTCTCCACGCTGATGATGCGATAGTCTGGATGCTTTTGTTCAAAGTGTTTTTGCATATCTTCGCAGTCTTCCGGCCAAAGAGTCAGCTGCTGGAATTGCTTGCGACTTGTCTTGGTATCGCTTACAGATTCCAGCGGTTTAACAAGGTTACGGGACGAAGTGTATCTCTTGCGTCCTTTAGGATCTTTGCTCAGATAGCATACCAGAGCTTCGATACCTCCATGCTCTGCCTGAATGCGCTTGCTGTTTGCCCAACCATGTCCCCATGCCTTTTCAATAGCATCACGGTCTACGCCACGATTAATCAGCAGATGATGATGCACTCTGCCCTTGCTGCTAACCTCGGTAACGTAGATGTATTTTAATTCTTTGCCATTAGCTTTATATAATCTTTTCAATCTGCGCATATAATTACGCAGCCTTTTCTCTCCCTCTTCAGGTGTACCAGGCAGGTTATCATTGTCATAGCTTAAAGTCAGGTGTATATCTTTGCTGCCAAAATTGCTTTTGGCCAGCAGCCTAAAATATCTGCGTGCCTTTTTATCGTTAAGGTTCTTCTGTTTAGGAGTAGTTGCCTTCTGTCTGCCACTTCTGCAAGGTTTGTATTTGACATCAACGAAAGGAAATAAATCAATTTCAATGTAATCAGGCTTTTTGCTTTCACTGGTTCCCTGGCAGTAATATGTTTTTTCTCTTATGCCTATTCTCATTGCCATTGATTTATCCCCCTGATATTCTTTGTGGTCGCTTTGTTATTACTTACATACAAGCCTAAAGGGCTAAGCTGCCCTTAAAATGAAATGCCTTTATATATGAAGAAACCTGCGAGACAGAAAAGCCCCGCAGAAGTTTTCTTCATTATATATGTTTAGCCTTTTGGCCAACATCTGTTCCGCCGCCATTCGGCAATGCGTTCATCGCGCATCATCCGGCATTCGGATGCCGCCCGTGCCTTTGCCTGTCGGTTCTTCTTAAAAATGGTTAAGATGAATTTGTATTTTTTATATGCGTCACATATACTGGCGCAGCCACAGCCACGCAGGTCACAGTCTTTACAAGGACAATCGACTGTAATCCCATATACTTTCGTTCCGCCGAAGGCTCTTTCACTTCTCATCTTTATTGCCTGCTAATCCTAATCCAATCAGAAGCACTATAACCGTTATAGTAAAATTGACTGTGAAGTTATCCATTTAACATGCTCCTTCTTTTTCCGCCGCAGAGCGCAGGCCGCATACGTGCGATATACTTCTTCTTTTTGTCTGCGCCATTTGCAATGCTTGTATATAATCCGCTAGTTAAATATGAGCGAAGCAGCAGCTCTACGGCCTGCGCTCTGCGGCAGAGATATTTGCTTTATTGTCTGTTAACGGTCTGTTGAACCATAGCCGCCCACACGTTCGCCGCTCGCATGATCATCTTCAGTTACAAAGTAACGTACAAAAATTCCCTGCATGCAGCGTTCGCCTTCTCTAATGATGATGTTTTCGCAACCGCTATTTCTGAATTTGACGCCTATGTTACCATCATTATTTGGATTGTTTGCATAATCACTATCGATAATACCTACGCTGTTAACCAGCGACAAATTGAATTTAACGGCAAGACTGCTGCGGATGAACAACATCAGCACCATATCACCGGGCATAATAGCTTTGACGTTCAACGGAACCAGCACGCTTTCGCCGCCGGCCGGAATAAAAATATCGGTCGGAGCGTAAAAATCATAACCTGCGGAAAACTTAGTGCTGCGCTGCGGCAGCTTTGTGCTTTCCGGTGCATCAACAGTAGGTAAAAATCTAATAATGCTATTCATCCTTGCTCTCCCCTTCCAGCAGCGCCGCACGCAAATATGCTGCTGCTTTTTCCAGGCAATCCACATCGCCGCTGCACTGCCAGTCATTGATGGCAAGCTGCGCCCGATTGACTAATTCGTCTACCTTATTGATTGATGCTTCCTTATTATTCATGGTCATACTCCTTTGTTTTTTCTGCAGCCTGCTTATTGCTCTCCACCATGTGCTGCATGATGATGCAATATACGGCAATATCGCCAAGGCTTTCACTGATTTTTTCTTCATTAATTGTTTGTCCGGCACCGAAAACATGGACAACATGCTTTAAGCAATAGCTTTTAGCTGTCTCATACATATGTTCCCAGCTATCATCGCCGTATTGCAGCATAGCTCCGTTGCGAAAATTCGCCAGCTGGTCTTTATCACCATATTGCTTGTTCTTTGCCTTGAAAAGGTTGGTCAGCTCATGGAATTTATTAATGCAGCTGTCAGTTAAAGCATTCGTTTGCTCGTTCATTTTTGTCTCTTGATATCTCCTTTCACTAATAAGCCTTCTTTATGCGCCTGACGCGCTATCTTGGCAGTTTCATCGTCGCTAAATGCAAGACAGCTCGGGCAAATTGTTATTTCTTGGCCATTCTTCAATATATAACGATTGCAACTGCCGCTTCTCTGCCCGCATAAGTTACATTTACGCCTCATGCTTTATCCCTCCCGATTTCATCTGGATACGCTCCACTCTCATAGGCGTGTTGAGCTTCGTCTACCGTCGGCTGCTCACGCTTACAATAGTACGCGTAATTAAACGCCTCTTCCTTCAGGGATTCCATCAGCCTGACTTCTTTCGGCAGGAGCATCTGCAGCGGGATCTGCTTTCCGTTACCGTCCCTGTAATAATCTACAGCAGCAGTATAAAATTTGCGCGTTACCACCATCAAAGGCTCGGACGAATTTTTAAAACCATCCATGAGCACTACCAGCTGCATGCCATCGCCAAAATCCTTGTGGAATACAAAATTTACTTTTGTTACCCACATATGCAAAGGCAAATCATCTTCATTTTTAGCCGGAAATTCAAGCATTCTGCGTGCCACTCCCGGCAGGAGCGCCCAAAGCTTGCGAAAATCCTCGTGCAACACATCAGCCCTGCTCACGATGCTTTCTTCCGGCTCCGCATCTGTAGGTTTAACCGTGTAGCGTACCTTTGTGCTCCCGCCTTTGCGAATGATAAATTTTACTTCGAATTCTTCCATTTCGGCGTCCAGCTTTTCAATTGCCTGTTTCTGGCCTTCAGTTAATACCATTGCTAACCCTCCATGTCTTTCAATTTACGTGCTTTGCGATGCAAGGCAAAGCATGGCACCGCATGACGCGACAGTTTGCGTTCTGCTGCCTGCAGATGGTCTTTGTAGCTGATGCGATGGCTATGGTATACACCATACATAAAACGCATGATATTATAGCGGTCAAGCTTTTCCATTGCTCTTCTCCTCTTCCTCCCAAATTTCCATAACTGCACCGGCAAAGCGCTGGCAGGTTTTGTTTTCCTCTTCATTCAGTTGGTGCTTCTTAACCTGAATGCTGCGTTGGTATAATTGTTTGGCCAACACATCCAGGCGGGTATCCTTAGCGTTGAGCTTGCCATAATCGTGCGCCGCCACGAGCGCTATGGCCTGCAGCAAGACTTCCATGGTCTCAGCCGTTGCTTCCTTGGTCGCTTTGATTTCGCGCGCTGCCGATACCGCAATCGCCTGCGCCGGGGCAATGCCCTGCTTTGCACATTTAAATGCTACACG